ACGCGCAGGTTTCCGGCGACGCGTGGGAGAAGTCTCCTTTGTATATTCAAGGCACCAAACATGCAGTAACCAATTGTGCGTTTGGTAAAATTTCAATCGGTTGTCACATTCATACGTTTATCGAGTGGATTGAAAATTATAAACGAATTGGCAAGGATAACGGTTATACCGATGAAGAAATTAAAGAATACAAAGCGATTATTAACTTTGTTATTAAACACGGGAGGAAGCAATGAACAACGCGCAAAAGCAGAGGATTAGCGAACTGGCGGCGCAGTCCGCCGGCTGGACGGACTTTAAAGCCCGCGTCTTCCACCTCGACCAGCTTGCCATATTCGGGAACTTGACCGTCCTGCAACTTATGAACGCCTGCTCGTTTGTTTGGGCGAAGCGAGAGGAACGGAGCGCAACATGCTGTCATTCTTGAAGTTCATGACAATCGCGCTGGCTGTCCTGTTTGTTCACGCGAAGTTCAAGGAATATTTTGAAAGGAGATAATAAGAAGTATGCGCCCAAATAATCCACCCCCAATCTGCCCGATTGGCCTACCATAAGCCGGTCGAACCTGTTCCTCTTCTATTCCCACCTTTCATTCACGTTCCAATTGACCGGCGCCCCGCGAAAGCGGGGCTTTTCTTTGTACGAATGGCATAAAAAAGCCGCCGAGAAACCATACAAAACTCGACGGCTAAATGAAAGGACGCCAGATAAATCTAACGTATTGTTAAGGGGTTGTCAAGTGCTACATATCCTTAAAAATACTCTTGTAGTCCGACGGCGGAGCCTGCTCTTCCTTAAAAATACTCTTGTAGTCCGACGGCGGAGCCTGCTCTTCCTTCTTTCGGAAGGGATTTAATAACATCTCCTTGCCTTGCTCGATGTATCCCTTGCGTTCGTTGCCCGTGGCGCGAATGAAAGTCTGTCCGCCCGCATCGTAAATCACGCGCGGGAAGTCGCCGAAGAATGTCGGCGAGTAAAGATACAAAAGATTTGCCTTGTTCATCGGGTTGAATGGAAGCAAATCGGTAATCGACTTGCTTATGGGCATAGCCGAGTCTTTATTTTTTGTGTTAGCGAGCTGCAAAACGTCGCCCGCGAAGTTCGTCAAGCGGTTTAAACCGAAGTCCGAAGTAAGGCGCGACCAGTCGTAATCGCCCTGCTCTTCACGGTGCTTTATGCGGTCAACCATGCGCATAATCAGGTTGCTCAACACGCCGCCGAATAAGCCTTGCACGGCGTTAATGCCGTTCCAGTCGTAAGGCGTATCTCCGGTGTCGCGGTAAGTCTTGTAGCCGAAACCGATGTAGTTCAGCATTGACCTATCCGGACGGTCAAGCATGAGGATAAGCGGGTTGCGCTCGCCGTCGTAACCGACAAAAACCGGCACCTTGTTGTCGAAGTAAAACGGTTTGTTGGCAATAGCGAGTTTAAGTTTCGCCTTCGCATCCTCATTCATGGTCGCTTCATTCCACGCTTCCATTCCTAGCCCCATTGCGCCGATAGTCGCGCCGATTTGCGCGAGGTTGTCCACGCTGCCGGTCATGGCATTGCCTAGAGTAGCGCGTAGGAACTGCTCGCTGAACTTAGAAATGAAGCCCCAAAATGGCATGAGTAAACCCGCCGTGTATTTTTCTTTCGCCGTAACAGCCATGTAGTTCAAATTCGCGTTGTTCGACAGCCAATACATGCCTTCAAGAACAGGGGACTGGTTCAAAGACGCGGTCGCATTGCTTAATTGCGGCGACATTACCGCTCTGGTCAGTGTGTCACCCGCGTCGCCGCCGCCCGTCGTCTGGAAGAAGCCCTTTTGTCCGCGCTGATGAACGCCGTTCCAGCCGTCTTTCGCTAACACAGAGCCTTTATTCGCCTCCACGATTTTATAATCGCCGTAGTCCGTAACCGATGCAACTAGTTTGTCGCCGTCGTAAAGCTCGACTTGCCCCAATTCCGAACCTTTACCCGCGCCGAGCTTGAGTTTATTAAACTTAATATCGCTTAAACCAAGCCCGAAATCGCCGTCTAATATCTTTGCCACACCTTTGGCCGTCCCGCCCTCGTAGTCGCCTAATTTCAGCCCTTTTGAGCGAATAAAGCGGCTTCCCTGATAGACCGGCGTTAAAGGCCGCGTAAGCCACGAATTAGACCAAAGCCCATGGCTCATAGCGTTGCGGCTCATATCGCTGTATCTCTCCAGCGCAAAGCCCAAAGACTTGACCTGTTGTAGTTCGTTCGATGTCAAAGAAGTCAAAGGCAAGCCCTTGCTTATCACGTTCTCGACTTTTTTAAGCAGAGCGGTCTGCTGCGCGGTCTGGTTCAGGAATGTCAAACTTTTCGGCCCCGCTTCAAACGCGGCGAAACTCGACTGCGCGGATTGCTTGAGTTTTAATGCGTAATTAAGTCCTTTGGTTGCGGCTCCCGTTTGGCCGGTCGCGCCCTTGACGATACTCGCATACTCGCCCGGTACGTTCGTAATCGACTCCTTGACGCCCTGTCCGATACCCCATTCGGTCGAAAGTTCCTTGCTAATAACGCCTAATTTGCGCAAGGCTTCGCCCCACGTCAAATTAACTTTGCTCCACCCGCCTTGACTTTCAACCCACCGGTCAAGTTCCTTGCCTAACAAGTCATGTTCTTTTACGAGCTTATTCAAGAAATATTTTTGATTTTGCGTAACCTTAAACGAGGTCGCTTTGTCCAGCAAATTGAATTGCTTATGCGCTACACCCGCCGTGAAGTTGTCCAGCATATCCAGCATCGCGGGCTTGAGCGTTTCCCACATCCCGATGCCGCCACCGACAAACGGCGTCAGCATCAGCCGGTCGCCCAAAGTCAGATTTTTAGTAGTCCACGCATCCTTAAACTCTCCGAATTTCGGCGGGTTATTAACCGCGTAAAGCAGCATATCGCCTAGCGTATTACCCAAGCGAAACGGCCAGTTAATGGTAAACAGCAGGTTTTTATACATACGGTTAGCGTTGAAAAAGAACCGCTGGAACCAATTCGGGTCGTAAATCGCGTGCGCTCGTTTAAGCGAGTCGATTGCGAAATCAGGCAAGACCATGTATTCCTTGTCAACTACGTGCTTTACAAAGCGGGCATGGTTAGCGAAACTTTCCGAGGCAATCTTTGGCATATCGAAGGACAAAGCCTTGAGACTTTTACCTACTTCCGTTGCATCGTTAGACAAGAAACTTAATTTAGGCTTTTTTAAGCCGATAAATAGCTTCTCGCCTTCCTCTTCGACAGTCTTTAGGAACTGCTCAAGGTCAAACGAAAGCCCTTTGTCCTCGATAAAGCGATAAAATAAGCGGCTCTTAGTCGCTTCATTGGTCAGCGAATCCGTTAAAACAGCTCGCAATTCGGGCGATTTATCGGGAAACAGCGTATCAACTTTCTTCTTGATGGTCTGCCCGAAGCTCATTACCTCGTCGGTCAATCCCTTGAGGTCGCCTTCAGCAATATCCAAAGGCTTTGTCTTGCCAAACTCTTTGATTATCTTAGGATAGGCGTCCTTCAGCGCGTCCCAAACGACGTTTTTAGCCGTGCTTTGCGCCAACATCAGCTCGTTTTTAATCACAGGATTATGTATAACTCCTACCTTATTCGCGCTTTGCAAGAAGTCATGCTTCAGGCGCGTCTTTAAAATGTCGCCTTCGGCGTTCGTAAACGTCCCGTTTTTAACGAGCCGGTTAATGTATTCATTCGACAGTTTCTCGAACCGTCCGCGGTCAATCATACTCAGCTTGAGCGTTTCAAGGTTCTCAAACTTTTGCGGCTTGCCGATGGCCGCCGCAACTTCCTCCGCTGAGGCGTTCCAAACTTTGCGCTCGCCTTTGACCAAATCGACAATCGACGAAATAAACTCATCGAAATGAACGCCTTTGCCTTCGCCGAACTTCTCCGCAATAGGGCTTAACTTCGCGCTCAAAGTATGCGTCCCTAATATCGTGCGGTGTCCGTTGTTTTTAGCCAGCGTCTCCATGCTTATCAGCTCTTTAGGCAACTGCATGAACGGGTCGTATTCCAAGCCGCCTTGAACGGCGCCCGTGCGACGCTTTAAAGCCGAAGAGCCGCCTATCTTAAACGGGTCAGAACCTATCGTTTTGGCGTTGTTAAGTCCGCTGATAACGTCCTCAATACCTTCGTGTCTAAAATGCCACGGGATAGGGTTCTCCAGCGATAATCCCGCCTTTTCTATTGCGTCCAGCACGTCCAATTGACTGTTCTGTATGAAGTCCGACAGCGCACGAAACTTACTGCCCTTCGCCATATAAACGCCGTCGAATTTCGTCAACGCTTCCAGCCGCGCCCTGTCCAGCAGGTCAATCGAAAGTCCGTCAATTTCGTTGGACATTATACCGGAGCCGTTGCCCCAGCCGACCTTGATTTTATTCAGGGCGTTCTTTAAAAATATCATACTCCACGCGGCTTCGTCCTTGCCCGCGTCCTGATAGAGTTTCGCCGCCGCCTCCGCTGTGTTTATGTGCGTCGCATCGAAGAGTTTGACCGCCTCTTTATACAAGTCCGACAAGCCTTGCTTGCCGACGCCCGTGCTAGTGCGGAATAGATTGTTGACGTTCTCAAAAACCCTAGCCAATTCGGGGTAATCCTTGAGAATTTCGGGCGAAGTTACCTTACTCAAGTCCTGCAAAACGGCCAAATCATGCGACTCTTGCACAATGCTGTGAAGTTTACTGAAAATATTGCGCCGCAACAGGCTAGACTTCTCGCCTAGTATCATCTTAAGACTATCGAAAGTCTTATAAAGCGAGCGTAAATCATCGGGCGTCTTGTAAGGGTTGAACCTCATTTCTATCAGGTCAGCCAAGCCGTTCATAAACTGATTATTCGTAACGCTTAACTGACCGAGCGCATCCATTGTCGAAAAATTGGCATCTTTCGCGGCGCCCTTCGCGGCAATATCATAAAGAATATCCGCTTCGCTCTTGCCGCCTAATGATACCGGCTCAAACAACGGCGCCAATTCGGGAATTTCGCTCTTAATTTTGGCAATCAACTCGTTGCGGGGCATGTAAAGTTTCGCCGCTCGCGCCCGATTGCCGAGAATATTCGGAATACTGAATTGACTTTCGCCGAGGTAATGAACCGTTCCGTAAGTCTGCATTTCCGCGTCCGAAACGCCGAGCGACATAGCCGCCTGCTGCATACGGCCAAAGATATTCTCGCGGTCTTTCAGAGCTTGCGTTGCGGCTGTTTCGTCGAACTGTGCTATGCCTTCCTTCGACGACAACCAACCGCCGCTTTTGACGCCTTGAAATTCCACCGGCTTGCGACCGCCACGCACCCAGTCGTTGACGCGCTTGAAAAAGCCGTCCACCTGCGCGGGCTTGAGATTATTCGATACCGCCAATAAGTCCGGCGAAACTTCGTCAATTCCGAAAGACTTCGCCGCGTCCGTGAAGTTCTTAATTTCGGGTTTGGAGTTTGGCAGCCAATTTTCATAAGTTTTGGTAATAGTTGAGTCTTCCGCGATTAACGGCGCCTCGCTTAACGGCGTCGGCGTCGCGTTCAACTCATCGAAGAGCTGCGGCAATTTGTCGCCTTTAACGAACAGCTTTTGCCGTTCGAGCCACTTCGCTTGCAGTTCCGGCGTCATCGTTTCGCCGAAAACTGCCTTTTGAAACTTCGGATTTTTCATGTTTTCGGCGAGTTTATTCAGCCCCTCGTCTGCCGCGCCGCCGCCGAGCTCCGCGAGCATCTGCTTGTAGTCATCTATCACGTCCGCGAGGCCGGCTTTGTCCCCGTAAAGTTTACCGACAACAAGCGGGTTCTCTTTAAATTTAGAAGCCATAGCCGATTGTCCGCCGGTTAAAGGCTTGAGCGATTTAAACGCGGAGCCGCCTTTAGTCATAGCGTATTCGCCTAGTTTAATAGCTCCTAGACCAGCCAACAAGTCCACGGGTAATTGCAATAAAGGGTTGTCGGTAAACTTCTGCGCCTTCTCCATCCCTTCGCCCATGACCGTCGCGCTCTTTTTGCCCTTGAGCAAGTCAAGTGAGTTCCCGATAAAGTATTCAAACATTCCCTTTTGGAATTGTTCAAACGGCGTCGGGGCTTCCTTGCCGTAAAGGAACATATTTTCAGCGCGCTCTTCAGGCGTCAGTTCTTCAACCGTCTTAGCTCTTTTCAAAAGCGAGCCGCTTACCGCCGTTCCAGCCATAAACAACGGCATCTTCCATCCGAATTTCGCGGCGTTCTGCGCGATAAAGAACAAAGCCTTGCCCGCGCCCGTATCCCACATCTCTTCCACCGCCTTAACAAAGCCCGCTTTAATGTCCGCAATCTCTTCGTTCTCCTGCGAGGCGTTCATCAAAGCCTGATAAGCCGCCTCATTGCCCTGTTCTTTGGCTTTGAGAGCCTGTTCTTTAAGTGTGTCCGCCTTGATAAACTGCTCAATAACGCCTTCGGTTTTTAACGGAATAACGCCGAAGTCCACTTCGGGATTGTTGAAAATGGGAACCTGTTTCATATTGTCAAAGCGAATTAAGGGCGGCGTCTTAAATCCGCCTATCGAAATAGGAGCGTTGCTGATATATTTAGTAATATTCGTCAACAACTCTGCGTCGGTATCGCCTAGCGGAATTTCAACAGGAAAACCTTGCGTAGTATCATACAAAAAAGGTTGCTTGTCGGGGTAAATAGATTGCGAAAATAAATAAACGCCGGGGTTCTCATCCGCCAACATTTTTGTTTCGATTTGTTTTTGATAAAGCGGCTTATTGCTATTCCAAATCGCGCCAAATTCGGGCGAATTAGACGCCGCGTTAATGAAGTCCGTAGTCAGGCCGCCTAACTCTAATTTCGGGGCGTTTTGAAGCCATTGCTTGCGTTTTTCGAGCGTTATATCGACAGACTTGTCCTTCTGGTAAAGTCCCTTCTCTTGAGACTCCTTAGCTTGCTTGAGTTCCTTGATTAACGAGTCGGTTTTTTCTTTCTCAACAATCTTGTTTGCATCGTCAAACTGCTGCGGCGTGAACTCGCTAAACGTGTCCGTTTGCGTGTCGTAAACCTCGCCGTTCAAATGCAAAAATCGCGCCTTAGTCTGCGCCGCTATGTCTTGAAGCTGTTGCTTGTCCAGCTCTTGCAATTTGGGCTGATTAGTTAGGGTCGCGCCAGAAACCGCGCCCGCCGTAAAGTCGCTCATCGACGGGATGGTCGCGGTATTGCCCTTAACCACGTCTAAAGCCGAAAACAACGGCTCCGGCGGCGGCTCCGCTCCGAAAGCTACGTCGCTAAGATTAGGCGTTTCAAAAAACTCGTCCGGCCTAATTTCTCCAAAAGGATTTTTGTAGTCGGAAGTGGTCATTAGTATTTTACCATTTCGTATATATCCAAAAGAGCTTTTTTAGTATTATCATTAATTGGAGCGTTATTAAGCATATTTTTAAAATCATTGCTTATATTCTGATAATACGGTGCATTTTTATCGCTGTTCATATTTTCAAAGTAAACCTTAAAATACTTCCTAACGTCTTCATTTTTGGTTATTTTTGCAATATAGTTATTTAATTCATTCGCTTTATAGTAACGTATCAGATACCGCGCTTTGACGGCTTCATCTTTTGAGTTCCTAATCGCGGGGTTTTTCGCTATTATGTCGCCTACTTTACTCTGCGGATTTTTGCTGTGAAGGTCTTTAATATAACCATCAAAAGCTTCAGCCAACTTCGTATCAATCTTCTCCTCGACTTTTGCTTCGGCTTTGGCGTTGGCATTGGCTTGCTTTTGGGCATTGTTCGCAGCCTTATTTTCTTCGGTTACACTCGTTTTGCTTAGCACTTTTTCCCAAACCAATGACGGGTTCTCTTGAATATCCTTTTCCAATGTAGATACGTCAAGGTCTTTGCGATACCCTTGAACGTATTTACCAAGAGCAGCCCGTTCTTTCTTTCTCCGATAAGAATTAACGTCCTCCTGCAAGGCGTTCGTATCGGTAACTTTTAATGTTTTCAGAATATCGTAAGTCAATTGTCCTTCGGGATTAGCAGCAAACCATTCGGCGATAACATTTGAGTCATTCCACGTTGCCGGTCGCTGATATTTAGGCGTTACCACCGCTTCGTATTTCGCCACGTCTGCGTCAATTTCGGCTTTATCGTTTTTAAGCATAGCAGTTTGCGCAGTTCCGAAAGCGTCTTTGGTTCCTGTCGCATAATAAAAATCGCTTTTTTGCTTTCCCGCCGCGCCGCCGCCGACACGTCTAAAGTCTGTGGCATATTTCTTCGACAAAGCGTTAATAAGTTCCTCTTTGTGTTTGTTCTGCGCAGTCGCATTCAGTTCATTCGACTTCAAATAAATCTGAAGTTTCTTATCATAATCCTCTTTCGCCGCCTGCCACGCCTGCTTATCCATGCCTTGCGCGGCTTGTAAGTTCATCTTTGCCGCTTCAAGTTTCTTCTCGTTTGCGTCTAATTGAGCCTTGTAATTTATCATGGCCTTCTGATTTATTTGCCCTTGCTGCGCTTGCAGTCCTTCCATGTAACCTTTTGCAGCCTGTCCACCGCCAAAGAAACTCGACATAGCCAAAGCAAACTTCGCATACGGATCGGCTTCCGCGCTCGCGGGGTTATAAACGGGTGACTGTAGATTGTCTCGAATAGCCGCCAAATCTTGCAAAGCCTTATTCGTATTCGCCGCTCCAGGGTCTTTAAATACCGGCTCAAGCCCTTGCATGGTATAACCCGGATTGCCTTGAATTGTTTTGACCTGCTGCATAAAGTTCGCTTTAGTCAATGGCAAGCCCTCGTAAACATTTCCTTGCGGCATTTGCTCTATTTGAGCTTTAGGCAGCGTGTATTTGTTCTCAAGCGACAAGCCCGCATTACCTAATCCCATCGGCGCGCCGTAAATATCGCTACCGAGTTTGAGCTTTTTAATATCATCTAAAGTTAAATCAGCCATTTGAGCCTCTTAAACTAAATTAGAATAAATATTGAAAGGATTTTGGTCTCCACCGCTATAATTTATAATTAGGAGACTGTCTAATATTCGCCGCCGCGTTCCATGTCGGGTTGTCAACCGTCTGATTCGCAACTTGTCGCCAATCGGTCTTCGGAACTTGCGAGTTTTGCCCGTAAAGCATACCGCCTAAAGCCGCGCTGCTCGCATTGCCTATCCCACCAAATAGACTAGCCAAAGCCTGATTTTGCGCGTGAAAGTTCTGCAACGCCGCCTGATACATATTCTGTCCCCACGCTACTTTAGCATGGTAATTCTGCTGAATAAAGTTCTGTTGCATTTCGGCCATTTTCTCGCCGATTTTGCTCGCCTGCTCCATGCCTTGCATCTTATACTGCGAAGACAACTGCGCCTGCTTCTCGTATCCTTGCGAGCGCAGTTTTGTCGCTTCCTTATTGGCTTGTTCGTAAAGCTGCCCGGTCAAAGCGCGTCCATATCCCATCGTTTCGGGCTGTCCCACTTGGGCCGCGTTCTCTTTAACAAGCGTCGGAATGTCTTTGTAATTCTGCAAGGCTGTCTCGTTCGCCTGATTTACCAAACTGTTCATCATCTGCGAAGGCGGTTGCAAGTTCTGCCACTGGTTTTGCAGGCTGCCCATGTTCTTCATGCTCTGATTAAAGCCCGCGTAATCGGGTTGCGGCATTGCCGGAGCCGAAGGCTTCGGACGAAAGGCCGAATACAAACTACCCGCCAACGAACCAAGACCGGCAATAACAGGAATAGACCACATTTTATCTCTCCAAATTCTTTGCGTGTCTCCGCAAACACAATAGGTAATTTTTGCCGACCAACGGGCTATTGAGCCATGTTCTAAATGCCAAAACTCGCGCATCCGCATAAGTCGATGGACGCGTTATAGTCGGTTGATGTATTCCCGAATGCGGAGCCTCGTCTAAGTCGCCCCAAAAATAATATGCAAATTGACAATAGGCGCGGAAGCCCTCTTCCATCGGAACGCCGTCCCATAAAGGCACGGCTTGCCCGTCTTCGATTTCGTGCGCCCGCGTGTCGATAGTCATTGTTTTTTCGAGCGCGTTCTTCATGCGCGTTAATCTGTCGGCTAATACTTGCGGATTAACGCCGTCAATTCGAGCGCCGTTCTCAATGTTTAAATTTATTGTTAATGTATCGCCGTTCTGATTGATACACCCCGTCGTATGTTCAATGCCAATTTCCTTGAAATTCGCGCCGGCCATACCGCCGTTTAGAATATTCTCAATCCACTGACAAAAAGCGTTCAGCGCGTTATGGTCAACCCCTTGCTGCGGCTTGAACAATTTAAAGTTGTCAATCATTATACGTCCAGTCCTCGTTTCCAAAACCGAACTTGCGCTTTTACGGTGGCTATCGCCGCATAAGGCTTGCCGTCCTTATCGTTTGCGGTCGGCTCGTATGTTAATTTCGTATTCACAAAAATTGTAACCGTCGATTCGGTTTTCGCAACCTTCAGCGTTTCAACTTCAAACCATGCGTTTTTTGTATCCACGGAATAGCCGATGCTTACGCCGCACGGCATTGAAAGAACTTCGCAATTGCGCCCGTCATACCCCGTCGGGACTATAAATTCAATCGGGTATTGAACCGTATTACTTCCATTCTGCCCCGCCACGCTCAAATGTCCTTCAAGCATGTCTATCGAAACCGATTGCTCGCTTGTTTCCTCTTGCCGCGTTACATCAATAATCGCGTCGATTTGCTTTTCTAGCAGGCTTAAATCCACGCCGCCCACCTTAACGCCTTCATTCGTTTCTAAATTTCCAAGCAAAGGCTTTGAACCGTCGGCGGCTAACGCTCCGGTAATCTTTTCTACCGGTATCGTAAAGCCGGGCGCCAGATTAGCGGTTGTTATTCCGCCGTTAAAAAAAAGCGTAACCTTGTCAACCAACTCATTCAATTTGGTATGCAACGCTTGGTCGTGTTCCTCAAAGCGCGGTAACGTAACGTACGACATTATTTAACCTCCAAAGCGACAAGATACAACCACTTATGGCTGGTTGTAGTAACTTTCAATCCCGTGTCAATGTCCGTATCGGTAATGCGCCAATTCAGGCGTATTTTATAAAATGGAGAAGACAACCCGCCGCCCAAACGAACGCGGTCGAATTTTTGAACGCCGCCAAGCAATTGCCATTTGCCCAAATCGTAAGCATCCGAGCCGCTCATAAGCGTCCGCAGTTTATCCCACGGCATAACCATCGGATAACCGTCCGGCTCAATAGACGCATTTACAAGCTGCGCAACCAACGGGCGTCCGAAGTCGTCCACGTCGCGTAATCCGCTAACTATGTAACTCAATTTAGACGGGTTGTTTTCGCTTAAAATATAGAGCTGTTTTAAGCCCGCCGCAGGGTCGGTAAAGATTGCGTCAACAGGCATACGCTGCGACTCAATATAAGCGTCAATCCAATTGCCTGTTGTAATATCGGGCGAACCGTAAACAAAACGACTTTCCAGCGTCCGCGTCAACATACAATCTTTAGGCGGCAAATCTTTGGTATGCAAGAGAAGACAGCCATTGTTGCGATAATCCGCATAAGGCGTCGAATTTATACACCAAGAAAATTCATCGAAAGTATTTATTGCCACCAATAAATTGCTATTGTCGTCTAACGCGAATGTGTCCCCGCCTGCTAATATCTGAAAAGTCTTTTCAAGCTGAAGCGTCGTATAACCTTCAGGAATACTCTCGTTATGACACCTGTAGTCCAAATGCCATTGGCGCGTATTACACGTTTCTAAATGCAGGTCAAAGATAAGTTCTAACGAGCGATTATCACAGCCCTTGTAGTGTGATTGTAGATAATCAAATCGTCCCTCATCATCAGTTGGGAGCTTCCCATAATAATTTTCGGGAGCCGTATCAAGGATTTCGTCGCCAATTATCGGAACGTTGTTTATATTCATGCTTAAAATAAGTCGGTCATGCAAAGCAAAAATACGGCTCGCGTCCCAATTAACGTTTTTCGAAAGATATTTCTCCCAGTTCGGCATATCGACCCATTTTTCGACCGGCGTTATCGCTCGCGTCTGATTTGCCGACATTACAAACATGCCATGCTCGCCGACAAAGAAGAAGTCCTCGTGATGCAAGACGCCGTTGCGTCCGCCGAGGTTCTTGCTCATCATGTGCAGTATTGGCAGGTCGTTATTATCAAGTGTGAACAACCATACGGAGTTTTTCTGCAAGATTACTACATTCGCATTCTTGCCCGTAACGTATTCAATCGCTCCGACAACAGAGATTTGGTTTATATCCTCATCGTTATAAACGTCCACAGTCCGCAAGGGCGAAAAACTAGTATAATCGCCGCGCTTTGTCCACCAGATTGTTTTGCCGTGCCACGCTACTAACCGGTCGTCCCAATAAATCGCGCCCTCAAAGGTGGGCATTATTATTTCTTCTTTACGCAGAATGCGCGAAGTTGAAAGCTCCTGTCCTTTGTCGAAAACTTGAATTATCGGCAAATCAGCCACGTCGGGGAAGACGTTGTCGCTTGTCCACGTCGATAAGTCCCACTCAATATCTTGCGTATCGAGCAGTTGAAAATCGCCGGAGCCGACGCGACGGTAAAAATTGACTTTGAATTTTGCCAGCGGAGCCGTTGAATCGGTATCGTCAATTTCGGCGTTCGCTATCAGCCACCGCCAATACTCCAATTGCTTTTTAGTATTGGGGTCGAGGCATACTATTTCGTCGTAAATAAAAACATTGTCTTCGTCAACCTCATTAAGCTCGTCGAACGTAAAGCGTCGCACCATTGACAAGGGTATTTCCGCTACGTTCTTAGCGGTTACCGCCTGAATGTAATGCGGGTTCTCTTCGCCGACATATTGCTCTATTACATCTTCGCTGGCGACCGAGAAGTCGCTTAAAATCGTTTTGTAATTAGTTACGCCGTCCAGCATGTCCCATGTTTCGGTTACACGATTATAACCATAAACATTAGTAGTCGTTGAATATTCGGGGCCGGGCGTTTCAACTGCAAACTCGGTCGCTTCAAAAACAATAAGCGGCCCGTGAACCATCAAATATTCGCTCTGATAGAAATCATACCGTACCAAATTGCCCTCGTCCTGAATGGGAATATCGGCAATCGAGCGCGGAAAGGTCAAAAAATAATTGTCCTGCGTCGCAGCGGGGTCGTGATAAAGAAAGCGCCCGGCAATTGCGCCCATGTATCCGGGGTTTTTGAAGAGTTCCAAAGTAGAGTCAGCGGCGCTTCGATACGGGCATTCTAAAAACCCGATGCGCGGAATATTATCGGTTTCTGGTTCGACCGGCTGGTCGTTTTCGGTCTTGAAAAAGTGTTCCTCTTTCGAGTTGTAATATCTTGTTACGTCTAGCAACGAGTCCACAAAGGCTGAAATATCGCCGTAATCGTTAATGCACCATTGCGTTTTGTCGCTCGTAAGGTCTTCAAATTCTTTGTCAAAATAAAGAATAACAAAGCCGTTTCCTAAATCCTCCTTATTCGTAAGCTCAAAGCTGGTATTGTTAAAGGCAACTGTATCGTGAACCTTGCTATAACAATACATATTCGCGCCGACATAACCTTCGCCTAAAAGCGGAACTTTTTTCGGGCGCCAAACTTCGTAAGTTTTGCCGATTGTAAACGATTCAAAGCCATACGGAGCATAAACTTTAATTTGCGTACTGCCGCCCGACGTGTTGACAATTTCGTCCTTCTGTTCGGTGGGCGTATCATTCGGAGCTGCGTGTATAATAGGGCGGCTATAAGCAAGCGGATAAGTTTTAAGATTGCTTAACTTATCGTCTAAATTCCAATAGACGCTGCCGACTGCCGACTGCCCTTTTTCGCGCTTGAAGTGATGTTTAACGCGGGGGTCAAAGAATGCGCGGGATTTGCTTGTTGTTACGTATTCGTTCGCTCCGAACGCCTTTGACGCCGCCGATTCGGATATTTTGTTTTCAATCGTAACCTTGTATTGCGTGATAAAAGTTTTGTCAGGCTTATTTATTTCGTAATAACCGTTATCGGCGTCAATCGAAACTAAATCGCCAACGTCCAAACCGTCGTAATCGTATTCATGCAAGACGCGCTTTAATGTCGCCCTCTCTACTCTAACATGTTTATTGTCTGCGCCGTGTTCGTCATAATACCCGTGCTTACCGTCCGTATCATCGTCGGTCGGCATACTCCAGTCTTGACGATGGTATTTGTCGCGCTTCCAAATGTGCCGCTTGAGGTAGTTTGCCTTGCCGCTATTCTGTAACGGCAAGAAGTGCATAGGCTGCGAGCGGACAGTGGGATAAGCATTATCAACCCACTGGTCGGCGGGAACGCCGTCCGTCGGATATGTCCATTCGCTGCCTAATCCTAGTTTTGTTACGTCTTGAAAAATCGAGACTTGCCCGTCAATCGGCGGGGCTTCGCTGATGTATTTGTTAATTGCGCCGTCAGGCGTTTGCAAAAAGAAATCCCGCCCGCCGGTAAAAATCAATCTGCCTTTCGGCGTTTCAATTCCGCGCCAAAATTTTATTGTATCGGGCGTAAAGCGTTTGAAGTTGAAGTCCCAGTAATTGGCCACGCCGCCCGAATAAAAAGCATGCCAAAAGACGCGCTGCAACTTATACCCTGTGCCATTGGCCGCAGCCACGCGGACGACCTTAAAAATGGCCGTATTGTTGTAATACGGATTGTAATCGGAATCATCACGATTGACAAGCAACGAGTTGTTTTTAGGAATTGTAGTTCCTATATAAATTTCGCCCTTGTATTCCCATACGTCGGATACGTTAATATATCCGGCGTAATTTATATCGTCATAAGGCTCTTTTGAGAAGTCAATCAATTTCAGCGAGCCGCCCCGCGAAGATATAGCATTAGTTTCCCATTGCACGTTATGGCAATAGGACATTTTAGCCGAAAACGGTTCGGTTGCTTTAGTCCAACTTATCCCTGTCGTAAAGTCGAATGGCTTGATGGTCATTCATTTTATTCCAATTCGTCTATGACTTTGAGGAGATATACTTTGCCCGCGATATCGAGCGCGGACGTGTTGACTATCGAAAGATTGATAGGATTGTCGCACTTCATTACAAGCATGTTGCCGTAAAGCCGCGTAATTGGCTCAATCGAATAAGCGATGCGGTCGTCGGCAGCCCATGTAGAAGCCGCAGCAATGTAAGCCTGAGTGGTTACATCTAGTCCCTTGGGTGAATTATCGGGATAAGCATAAAGCCTATCGCTCATAACTTGTAATCCAACTATTCCGTTTGCGTTACTTGCATCAGTATATATACTCGCCGCAAGTCCTATCCCGTTAAGATTAAGAGCCGAATATAAGCCGGTAGCGTCCGTATATTTGTAAAGCCGGACATACACGCCGGTAAGCAAAGCCTTCGCATAAGTATTTGATATTAAATCGGGTATAGGTAATAGGAAGTAATTGGTTGCATTTATCAGGTAATTTAAAAATCCCCATCCACCGTCGAGCGCGTCCGTCGATTTAATCAAATCGTTGTAAACGCCGCTGGTCTGGTTCCACGCGTCGCCGTAATTTAAACCATTGCTAACCGCGATATGGCACGGATTATCCGTCTTCACGATAACGAGATAATTACCCGTCTCTTCTCGATGGTTTGCCTTATCAAGCAGGGACTGATTAAATGTTCCCGCGCCGCTCGTTGTGTCGGTGGCCGGAACGAACAAGTCCATGTTCAGCAGCTCGTCAACTTCAATCTGCGGTTGACGCAAGACGCCTATGCCGTTGTCCGCAATACGAAACTGCGTTACCGCCGTGTTGTTGTCGATTACCGACGCCACAAATTGCGATAAAAATCTCGGTCTAGCCATTCCAATTCCTCTTCGGGATTAAATTATCCCGCATTCTATCGGTAAAGGCCGGGTTCTGAAACGCTTCCCATGAGCGCGTTACGTCATGGTGAGCGACAAACTCATACTCCATAGACGCGATACTATTTCTTAGCCCTTGAATCTGTTGCGGCGAGCCTTTACCAGAGCGCTCCAAAGCCATTAGAGCTACCTTTGAATAAATCAGCATAGCGTCGCCTTCGTCAAACGGCAGACTATCCGAATCCTCAAATAACGGATACGTGAGCAAAACAACCATAGTTATAGGCGCTCCGATAAGGGCAGCCCCAAACATCAGTTTTTTATGCTGCTGCGTCATTACATATCCGGGAGGCGTGGTATTGTTGTAAATCTTGCGCATTTCCTCAAAGTCGAACGACGGAATAATTGTCGTGTATTTCGGTTCGATAATATTTTGAATGCGCAACCAATTATTCGGCACGTCGTATCCCGTCAGTGTTACTTCTTCGGCTGGAATAGTAATGAGCCGCTGCGGCGAAATATCCATCTTGATTAAATTAGCCAAGTAGCCCACGACAAAGCGGAAAATGTCATCCCATTGCGAATTGGACAGGAACGAATAAACGCCTGCGCCGCCCTGTTGGCCATAAGCCAACTCAATTGCTCGGATTCTAGCCGTTTTCAGATTCATTTTTCAGTATCGCATTCAGTCTATTGGAACGCGCTATTACTTCCACGGCGGCTTGTTTGGCAGCATCGGCTTGCGTCTCTATATAAAGATTAGGCGCAAACTTGTGTCCCGTATTACCCGACACTATTTCCAGCACCTTCTTCACGTCGCCCGAAATTTTTGCCACATCGCTTGTCGCGTCTTCGATTTCCTTCTTAGTCAGCGGCGCTAACATTTGCCGTGCTACTCTTTCCAAGTGCGCCGACTTCTTAGCTAAATCCGCATTAACTTTTTTCAGTTCGTCAATCTGCGACTTAGCCGCCGATAACTCGATGGCTTCTGACGATAAGGGATTGTTGTTCACGCGCGCTACTTCCACGCCTTCAGGATTGATTTCGGTATATCCCCTTTCAGCAAGAAATTCGGCCTCCTCGTCATCGTTCGCCTTAATAGCATATTCCTTGCCGTATTTCATTGGACGATAAAATGTCGCAATGCCCTTATAGGTCATCAATATTTCGCCCGGCCCGAAAGTCTTAAAGTAGTGTTTCATTAAAATCCCTGTGCGTTCCATTCTTCGGTTACGTAAATTGTGGCGTTCGCGTCGCATTTGATAGTAAAGACGCCAGTAGACTCATCATATTCCCAAGTAGGAATAAGCGTCGGCGCCGAACTACCGACATAGCTTATCTGAATGCCATGCCCCATGCCCGCCGGGATGAATTTAAGTTTCGCCAAGTTCTCATCTTCGATTACTTTTGAAGCGCTGTCCACGTAGGTTATTCCGGTGCCGCTCGCGGTAATGTAACCGCTGGCGCGCAAGGTGCCGACAAATACTTCCTCGTATCCAGTATACGGCGACGGCGTAGTAGGATTTTGTGGAGCGCTTAGACCTTTGAGAGCCTTTTGATGATGCTTAAAAGAATTAAACATCTCAATTCCTTGGCCTTCAGTTACAGTGAAATACAACTTCTGATTAACAGTCATTTTGCATCTCCTTAAAGAAGGGGCGGTTGCCCGCCCCATTCATTCAATTAAGCGATGGTATGAACCAGATACGGCAGATATACGTCGCTGTTGAAATCGCAAGTGATGAGTTTTTCTTCAATCATCAACAAGCGGTCAGCCGCGTATTCGGCGCTGTCAATCGAGAAAGTCCACTCGCGGGAAGAAGCGTCGTATGTACCTTCAACATGCGAGCCGACGCCCGCGCCGGCTACGATGGTTGCCACGGCCTTCATCTGATACGGGCCGTAAGTCGTGGTTGCGGCGTTCAAATCCTGCATCTTGTCGGCTATTTTGGCGAGTTCCGGGATGTAATCCTCGGTCGCGGCGATTAGCAAACCCTTCTCAGTCGAGTCGCCTACGAACTTCCACAGCAGAGATTTAACCGTAACCGTATAAGACGACGTTTCAATAATCGCCTGTCCGGTAATTAGGTTCGGCTTAATATAAGGGGTGCCGCCAGTCGGCGCCCCGTAACTTACGTTCCCCAAAGCCTTGCGCATCTCGTGCGCGTTAAGGTCAGGTATAATGCCTTTCATGGTAGTCATTCTATTTTCTCCTTTCTCGCCTAGCGATTAAAGAACCGGCGGAACGGTTTTGAAACCGATGGCGAAATGAGTGTTATACGGAGTCTTGAACCGGCGCGCTTCGAGTCCAACATAGGACAGCGAAATCATGTCGATTGTCAACTTGGTAATGCCTTCCAACGCGCTACGATTGATGATTTCGGTCATGGTGTAGTAAGTCGCTTCGCGCTTGCTGGACGATAAGCTCTGGTTCAACTGCGACGGCATAATGCCCGGGGTCAACGCCAAGTTGTCCATGTCGCAGAAGATAATGAACTGACCCTCAACGCCGTTGTTGTTGCTGTCGATAAGCGTCTTGTACTCGAGGGCCGGATGAGTCATAAGCGTAATCTTTGCGCCGTAGAACATCCATTCTTCGGGGTCAACGGCAGTCAGTTCGCCGTAAAGGTCGGATTTGCCGATATATTTAATATCGGTGTTCATCTGCGCAACGTCGTTCTGTTTGAGGCTGTTAATCGCATGGCGGGTCTTGCTCGACATAAACGCAATCATGTTCGGGATTTGCGTATAGCTGAACATACGGCGGAAACGCGGACGGAGAGCGGCGAAAAGATTGGCGCGCGAGAGCGTCTCGTCGATATAAGTAGTGTCCTCAATCCAGCCAAACAATCCTTTACCCATCGGAACGGAGCCGGTCAGGTCTTCGGTCGTGTTGGTAATGAGGAAGTTATCAAGCTGTCTATGATGACGCTCAAGGTGTTCCATGTGCCAACGATTGAACTCGCCGGTAACGCGCGCATAGCGCGGGTCGTTGGCTATATCCAGCGTTTCCATAGGCAGCGTGGTTTTCGGGCTATAAAATTTGCTTACGCAGTTTTGATGCGTGATAAACTTGGTCAAGCCCTGAGTGCTTACGTCGATATTGCCGAGACCCGCCGAGATAGGCATAATCTCAAAGCCGACTCTGCGGTATTTGCCGGAGCCAAGGCCCGAAGAGAAGTTGAGCGGGGTAGCGCCGCGGTCAACGACGAGCGTATAATAGGCTCCGCCCTCGATGAGCTTGGTCTGCTTGACGGTTACGACTTCCGAGCCGATGCCTCCGGCGGAAAGACGTATTCTCATTCCGGGCGCTGCGCAGGTTTCGTAGAAAATGCCGTCGATGTATTCGGGGTCGGCAGTCCAATTCGTGCTAAAACCGAGAAGTTCGGTCGAAGTCGCCGTGAACGGGCCGGTTTCGCCCTCCGCTCCTACAAACACAAAGCCGCTAGTAATCGGCGGTTTGCTTTCGTTGTAGGAATAGACGCCGAACGGACGCTTCGGGTTTACCTTCGCGCCAAACTTGCCATTGGTTAAGAGCCATAAGAACGGAGCGCTGTTCTTCTGCATCGGGACAACGCGGTTTTCCCAGTCGTCCCATATGATTTTCTTGTCCGTTCCGTTGAGCAAGCTCGCAATAGCTGCGGGCTGCAACCATTCTCCATAATTTGCGGTCATTTCTTTTCTCCTTAATCAAAAGAACTATTATTTGTTGGTTACGCCGGGTATCGTAACGCCGTAACCATATTCGGATTCTTTCGTTGTTTTTTTCGGCTCGCTCTTTTTGGCCGGAGCTGTATTGCCGCCAACGCCGCCCTTTGAGCCGCCTTTGGCTTTTTTCAATTCCGCCACGCGAGACTTCAAAATCATCTCTTTAATAGCTTCCACGTCTTTAGCGCTGCCCATCGACGCCTTACGAATAGCTTTGCGCTCTACGACGCTTAACGGCGACAAACCAAGATTTTTGTATTTCGTCAAAGCTGTTTCTACCTCATTAAGAGCAGTATCTTCCACGTCGCGGTGATAGGCGTAAGAGTCTTTGGCTATGAACATGGCAGTTTGAATTAAACCCTTAATCGCTTCAGCCTGTTTTTCCGGGTCCATCGTATTAAGTTTTTCGACGGTATCCGCGCTAAAACTGTCCATAAATTTATTCCACTGCTCCGGCGAAACTTCGCCACCTTTCAGCTTTGCAGCTTCTTCTTCCTGCCTTTTCGCTTCTTCAGCGTCCGACAATTCTTTTTCAAGTTTTGCCAATTCGGATTCGCCGCCCTCTTCCTGTTCGGGCGTTTCCTCTTCGGGTTGCTTTTGCTCGTTTTCGGGCGTTTCGGGAAGGTGTTCGGGTTCGGGAATTTGAGTATCCAAAACTTCGGGCGTTTCGACTTTAGGCGACATAAGCATTCTCCGTGTTAAAAGTTAAAGAACTGTCAAATTTTTTGACACGACATTTTTGTCGTGATTCCATTATGAAGCTCATATTTTACATTTGTCAAGTAAATATTTAGCAATATTACGCATATTTTTACAAGATTCGTTACTTATACCCAGCCACATATAGCCGCCCTCTGCTTTTTTAGCGTTTTGATATTCGGTTGTTATTATTGGATTATGAGTTATTAAATGCGTTCCGGTGGCCGCAGCCGCCTGTATTATAAGGCCGCTATAATAATCTGACCTGCTATCCATAAACGCTTGAACGCCCGTCGGTATTCCATCAAAATCTTTTGTAGTGGCAAACCAAACATTTCCGTTTTTGCGAACAGGCTGAGTAGTTTCGCTGGATTTTTGCAAAACTAAAAGCTCGTATCCCTTACGCGCATATTGTTCAAAATCTAAAGCCATTGCATAAGCGTCTTGTTCGGAGCCGTAAGTAACTATCCATTTATATACGACATTAAACTCTACTTCTTGCGGCTTAAACGTCGGCGGATACCAGAAATAATTACGGCGCGGCGTAAAACTTAAAGGCAAATACGCGGCGGTATAATCAGGAGGCTTAACAAGCATATGCGGGAAATACGACTGAAACGAGCCTATCCGGTCTCCTTTATAAACCGCTCGCGCAACCGCGCAAGAATCGGTAATTAGCGGAGTTTCAAGGCGTCCTCGCGGATATTCAGAAGCAATAGATAAATCTTCAAATTCGCTTTCGTAATACGAATTTAAAAATCGTGTGCGTAAAGGGGTGGGTATTTCAACGTCGCAGATAACCTTGTCCATCGACTCCATCATTATCAGCCAGTCCGAAAAGGTAACGTCGCCCGGACTCGGCTCGTATTTGTCGCTCAAATATTTTACATTCCCCACGCCGTTATATTTTTTAGTTAAAATTTTTTCCCATACGCAACGCTTTACCCCGCTATAATTATGAACTCGACTATACTGCAATTTTAAAACAAATATACCATCGTAAACCAATCTTAACAAAGCGTTCTTTTCGTTGTAAACAAAGTAGCTCAAAGGGATTTCGCGCTGCGTTAATGCCTTCGTCAATCTCGCGTCTTGACACCAAATATCTTTTGCCAATGGACTTTGATTCATTTTGCCTATCCCGTGGCAAAACGAGAAAGGTATGCAGCCATTGTATTTGTAAACCATCGTCTTAAACGACGAGAACGAATCATAGCGCAGCATTATCGGCTTCCATGAGCGCGTTTCGACATTGATATTTACTTTGCGGCGGCGGACTTCTTCTCTAGCCATTTCTTTAAATCTTTCGCGTCGTATTCGTTTAAGACATTTATAAGCGCGGGCAAATCGGCGTCGCTCTTGATTAGCGTCAAGACGATAAAATTCTGCGGCCAATCGCTCGCTATGTTATGCGATTTAGCCAAAACGGAAATACCGCCTAGCAATAATTCAATTGTTTCGGCGGTATCGTTGCCATTAACCAAATCTTTAAACGCTTCTCTAAGCCGTCTGATTGCCAAATCCCTCACGGTCGGCAAGCTCCTTGTCTTCGGCGTCTTTCATGCGTTTAAGATGCGGGTTTTTAAACTCTTTTAAAACTGTATGGATGTCCTCAAGGACTTCGCGCCGAGCGACTAATCGGGCAAGATAAAGCGGCTGCAATTCCGGCAGCCGCGTATTTATTGAAAGTGTTTCGCTCGCGTCCTGCGCTAAACGACCTATGAAGTCAACCACGTCTTGAAAAGCAGGATTGCTTAACATTACTTCATACTGCTCATAGGTGCCTTTAAGTTCCAATGGTTCCATTATTTAGCTCCTTGCGTTTCGGGGCTAGGCGGCAACGGCGGCATGGGCGGCACTTCGGGGATAGCCGCGCCTTGCGCTTGAACGAGGTTCTGCAAATTCTGCGCTTGTATGACTTGCGGGTTGGATTGAATACCCGCCTGAATGCCTTGAATGTCGGTCTGTTTTTCCGCTAATGCGACTTGCTTCTGCTGTGTTCTTATTGTTGCGGCGGCGGCGGGACTCAACATCTCTTCAATCTTGTGGCGCCTATAACCGAAGGATCCGGCAAGATTCTCAAACAACTGTATTTTGTTAAATGTAGGGTCGGCGGCGCAAAACTGATAAAGCATAATTGCCGAATTTGGGTCGGACGGCTTTTCCCAGTTCCACGACGGATTGGTATAAAAATCAATGTCGAAATTCTGCAAATCCTCAAACGAGAGTTTTTTACGTTCCCCGCTTTGAATATCGAAAAAGCTCAAATCTTCGGATAAATACTGTTTGTCAAAGTGAAAGAACAATGCGGAAATACGACTGGTAATTTGAGATTGAACGCTTGTGAGGTTCATTGCCGTCCGCGAATCAATACCTATCTCGTTGGCGCGTATTTCGGTAGCCGTCGCTTCGCCGGAGCTTTGAACGCCTTGCGCTTGACGCGGCGCATTCATCGACCGGTCAATACCGCTCTCGACTAATTCGCGGTTGTAAAGCATCATGGTCTGATTGTTTAACGGCGCGCCCGCATTCAGGAATGTAATCTTGTCCTGAACCTTTTGCCCATCGGCCGTAAGTTGCAGGAAACCTTTACTAAACGATTCTTTTATATCGGCGGGCTTTAACCGCGCGTCGCTGGACACGACAGGCGGATTAGCAATTTTTGCCATATGTTCAATCTGCATGTTTTGAAATGCGTTGATGGCGCGATAAATGCCTTCAATCGGTCGTATGCCAAGCCCAAATACCGAGAAGGGTATGCGGTCGCTCTGTGCGAATATAAACGGATTAAAGCCATGCTCGTAAGGTATCGGCGTATCACGGATAACAACCATGCCATAAGCGATTGTCTTGATTGTCCATTCCTCAAAATCCCACCATTCATGCACGGTGCAATTGCGGTCAAACGGCAAGCTGCCCTGTGTATCGTTTACGCCCAATTCAAAGAGAAACTCGCGCCACTGACCCCAGTAAGACGTGTAGATTTGCATCTTCGTCCCGTCTTCGTTGAAAACCAAATCTTCGAGTTTGTCGAGGTTTTTATAAATCGGCGGTTCGCCCGACGCTATCGCGGCCTCATTCTGCGCCTTAAGCCATTCGATACTGTAAACGCAACGGCGACATACCCACTTCACTTCGTCGAATCGCTCCGCTTCCGTGTCAAACCACATATCGTTGTTTTTGATTGCCATAAAGCGCGGAATGCTATGAATAAGAACCTTGCTCGGAACTTGCGTTCTTTTCTTTTTGCCGGAGCGTGTTAAGGTTTCCTGCCATTTGTAAACCTTCTGGTATTTTTCGTCCCAGTAAACCATGCCATAACAACGCCCCGTAAGAAAAAGCGTCGTCAGAGCCATTTGCATTTCGGCCTCCAAGCCGCCTTTGGCGGCCTGATAGTTAAGACATTGATTTATAATCTCGGCTTTGGCGGCGTCGCTTGTCTCGGCGGGGAATATTTTCAAAGCGTTTACTCGCGGGTCGGTAATTACACGCGAAAGCCACGTCATTACAACGCGGAAAATATCAGGCGTCGCAATGTCGTTAGGGTGCATCTGCGAATAGCCTTCGCGGTTGTGTCCGCTGAAATATCGCAGATAAAGGATGTCCTCTTCGTTTAACTTGCGAAATTTCGTGCTGACCGTACCGGCCAAACGATGAAACCGCGTAAGGATTTCAGCCTCGTCATGGGTAGGTTCAAAAAGCATTAGATAACTCCTCTATTGGTTATATTGTGGTCAAAACTCTGCTCGTATTCCTGTTCCATTGTGTAGGTATAGAACGGATTTCTTTCAGGCGGAGGCGGCGCGAGTTCGGTAACCGCTCCGGCTAAAGCGTCAATTAAATCATCGTGGACGAGCGTATCCTTGCCGCCGTAATTTATTACCTGTTCAAGAATAGCCTGATGTTCGTCGAGAAACTTCAGTTTTCCGTGCAGCCATTTATCTTGTAACGCTCCGCGAATGCGGTTGACCTTGCTTGCTTTAGACGAGCCGGTATGCGAACGCGAGCAAATAGGGATTTGTCGAATATGAGATGGATAATTTTGAGTGATATTGTCCTTTTCGCGCTCAAGGGAATTGTAAAGCTCGTTGCTGATGTTTTTCTCAAACGCAATATGATTCGGAGAATGCTTAACGGCCATTTGCCAAGCGGCTTGCGCAATTTGCCCGTAACTCTGGTTCTGGTCTTGCCAATAATCCAGCACATAAACTTTCTCGTCGCTGTCCATTCCCGCCACAACAATAGCCGAAAAATCGCTGGATGTTGGCGCGACATTTCCGCTGCCCGCCGGGTCGATGTAAAGAACCTTATGCAAAGTCTTCATATTGCCCGCTGTACCGTATAAGTCAGTATGCACATATTTACAACGGTCGGCGTCGCTATAAGACAAGGGAAAGAAAGAGCCTTTACTATCGGCGGGCTGCATAAGATACTGCGTGCGGTAATCGTCTTCGCCCATTTCTTGCCGTTGTAACGCTAAAAACTCCTTCCCAAATCTTTCCGGGCAAACATAAATTAATTCGCCGGTGGACGGCTCAAAATATTCAGCCGGAACCCAGAACAGTTTGTCGTTTACAAACGGATAAATGTTGTTCTTAATTTGAAACCATTCTTGACCAACAAGATTTGGCAAGAGCGTTGACCAATAGTAATCGGTTGATTTATAAATCGTACCGATAACCATTTTTTCAAAAGGCGGCGTCAAGAGTCCGTTTAGCAACCCGATAGAACTTTTAGTTTTTTCTATGCTTTTTTCGGTTTGCACATTTTCGGGAATTACACAATCGTCTAGCTTGATGACGTTAGGGTGCGTTCCGGTAGGGTCTTTATCGAGCGTTCCGAACGTGCAGCTTTGACCGACCATTTCACGTTTGTAAATAGTATCAAAGCCGCTTATGTTGAACTCTTTATTTGTTCTCCATTTAAGCGTGTCGAGATATTTTATGTTCTCGCTTCCAAATATATCAGGGAAAAATGTCTGTAGGAAGCCGTCGCGTTGGCATATATTTTCAAGTAGAGGTTTAAATACGGCGTCTTTAGCCGCGTCCCATTTCCCCGACTGCTGCAAAATAATTAAGTTGGGGTTTATAAGCCACTTCTGAATTGTATCAATACGATTGCCCAATGTCGATTTCCCGACGCCTCGAAACATCATTATTGCTCGCGTATAACTCTCATTTGAGCGACGTGTATTTTTAAGCCAGTCGGCTAGAAAATAATGAATGCTGCCCCATTGCGGATAGCCTAAACACTTCGCCAAATAAATTAGGTCTTCGCGGCAGCGCCAGCGAACATAACGCCGCTTCGCATATCTTTCGGCTTGCTTAGGATTGCGAAATTTACGGTATGCTTCAGTATTAAATTTATCGTTAGCAATCGCGTCAAGTTCAATCTTGCGCGATAACGGAATGACATATTTATAAAACGACAAAGGAAGAGCTGCCCCTTTTAAGTCGCGGTATTTCTTAGTCATTCTCTTCAGCTTTTTTCAACGCCTTTTCAAGCGCGTCGTCTTCGGCGTCCGAAAAATCATCGCTCCCGCCGCCGCGTTCGACATTCTTTAGCATTTTCATAATCGTTGCCGTTGCCATAATCGCCTTTATACGCGAATCCGGCTCGCATTCTTCGTCCTCGGAAATGCCTTTAAGCGTCGCCAATCCCTGTTTAAGATTATCTTCGGCTACTTCGGATAGTAATTTTTCAGGCGCCATTTTAAATATCTCCTTTGCAAGTAAACAAATTTACTTGACTTTTACGACTTAACTTTACTAATATTAAACCAAGGTGTCAAATATTTTGACACGACAAATTTGTCGTAGGAGTTTCGATGGTCAAAGCTATAATTAAAATCCGCGAGGAAGACGACGGACAAGCTCATATTTTTATTGGTCGCTATGGACACATATTGCAAAAGCGAGCAATCAAGCCAAACGAGCCGCTAATTATACTTGTTCAATGCTACGAAACGCCTCAAGAGGTTAAGAATCTTATTCATATGGACTCGTTCAAGATTGATAATTGCTTTTACGAAGTCCCGAAAGAATACGTTATTTTCGATGGATGCACGGCGGCTTTCGAGCTTGAGCCTCGAATCCTCGAAATAGAAGTGCAAACGCCCGCGTCTTGGCCTCCTAATCTGGTGTCCAAAGCGGCTTCGCAAATATATAAAACTGCGCTAGGAGCTTACAAAACATTTTTAGGGAAGGAGAAACCGAGAAGGGGCTATGCTTAAAATGGAGAAGTATATAGTCGAAGGAATACTCACAATACTAGTCTTGGTCTTGCGATTTGTTATAGGGAATAATAATAAGACTATCGTAGCATTACAGCAATCAATCGCAGAATTAAAAAGCGACATTAAAGAAACAAAAGAGCAAGTAATAAGTATTCGTAAGGATATGATTACTCGAACAGATTGCGAATTATACCGCGACCGCGACCGGTTAGATTTCAAGAGCAGCATTGATAAACTAGAAGAAAAGACCGAAGCTCTTAACGACAAATGCTTTGAAGCGATAAAGGCTAGAAAGTAATGAAGCGTCCGAGTTCTAAACAACCGAAAGAGCGCAAGCCGCTTACGGGGTCATTGCCCGCGGGCGGCGGCGGGACTATGATAGCCCATGACCTTAACGGCGTGTGGCATAATGGCATAGCGGGAACTGAAGATAACTTCATGGCCTTAGACGCAACAGGGTTGCCGAAAGATTCAGGCAAGAAAGCGTCTGATTTTCAAACCGCGCTCGGCACGGACACTAACGCCGCGCTCGCGGGCACGGACGGAATTCCATCAAGCACGAATAAATTTGTAACCAACAGCGACCCGAGATTGAGCGGCGGGCTTCCGACTTACAGCGACGCCGCCGACATTATTGCGGCCTTCGCGGCGGGCGAAGAGTTTAATATCGCCGCCGGAACTTACGACTGCAATACGACGGACTGCATCGCCTATGATAACGCGCGGTATCACTGCATCGGAGACGTTACGCTACAATTTGCAGACGGCTATGGGTTCAAATCTTGGACAGCGGCGAACTCAGGGCGTTATTACCTCAAAGAGGGACACGCCGCTTATTGGAACTCTACAAAATTTACAAAGACGGCTCCGACCGGAGCAGGCACGGATTACCCCGCGCTTGACGGCACGTGGCGTTTTCTCTTTCGCGGTCGCGCGTTTACATGCACAAACGCGAGCGACGCTACGAACGTTTACGTTACCTTCAATCCGGTCGCGAACGCATCTTATGATACTTCCGCCGAGGCGCGTTATCCGTCGCTTATACAGCCGACTTACAACGTGCACGGAACTGGCAAACTCACGATCGAGGGCAAAACCGGCCATACCGGCGAGCTGGCAATGATTTACGGTCTTTTCAACAGCTCGATAGATTACATTCGCGTAAAGCCTCCTACGACGTTGACAAGCTCGAAAAATCAAGGCCTGGTTTGGGGTTGTTATAATTCACAAATTACTTGCGACATTCAAGACCAAGTTAATTCGGGAACGCCCACCGCGAATATTTATTGGTGGACAATCTTCCAGAACCATATGTGCTACATCGTAGAGGGCTGGCAGAATATCAGTTTCGTCAACGCGATATCGACGAACTATGAACACGTCGTTTATCATAACGGCTATAACGCCGGCGGTATTATCCGGCTCAAAGGCTCGGGCGCTTACGTCTCAATTTCGGGCGGCTCTATGATAAACCGAGGCGCGGACGGGATTTACAACCATTACGTTATCTTCAAGGGAACTGCTATCGACGCGCAAAAGACAAGCGGAACCGGCGATTCTTTGGCATGGGCATACCGCGATAATGTGCCTAGTACCCCTATGACGCTCATAAGCACAATCAATTAAGGAGACGCAAATGAAAATCGTATTACAACGGCTTAAAACAGTAGGCGAAGCGACGCTCGGAACTATCGCGATTAACGACGTTTTTGAGTGTTTCACGCTCGAAGATTTGCCGCGAGACGTAAAAATAGCGGGCGCAACCCGCATACCGGCAGGAACTTATCGTCTGACCTTGCAGAAATACGGGACGATGCACGAAAAATACGCAGCCAAATTCGGCGCGTGGCACCGTGGGATGATTCACATTAACGACATTCCTAACTTTGAGGGCGTTCACATTCACATCGGGCAACGCCCGATTGATACGCGGGGCTGCCCGCTGGTCGGGACCGATTACGACGATAACGCAGACGACCCGCACTTAATCGACAGCACGGGCGCGTATAAGGCCATGTATCCAAAGGTCGCTGACGCGATTGAGGCAGGAGACGTTTTTATCGACGTGAGGGACGAGGAGAAGAGCGAGGATAAGGACGAGAGGGCAAATGATGCGTAAAAATAAAAACTCGCCGTTCGGCACACGACCTATATTGTCGGGCGTTCCGGCGAGCCATAGGAATAGGAATGTAGGATATTAAATTTTTGGAGAAATGTCAAATACAAATGACCGGCAAACGTAAGTTCTATTTGGCCTTAATCGGCGCGCTTTTAAGCGCGGGAATAGGCGTGGGGGCGTTACTCAAAGGCGTATCCTACGCAGAGGCTATTGCTGGCATTGCGGCCTGCGTAACGGCGTTCTGCGGCGGAAACGCAGCGGAACATTTCGCGGCGTCGCGGAAAAAGCCCGCGCCGGAAAAGGAAGGAGACGGGTAATGAAATGGTTAATCAAGCATTGGAAGTGGCTTGTGGGCGCGCTCGCGGGCGTCTGCATACTGATTTGGGCGTTGCTCAACCGTTATCCTAATGAGCCGAAACCGAAATATTACAACCCGCTAAAAAAAGCGCTCGACAAATCCGCGGCCGACGCGGCGCGGGACGTGGATAAAATCAAGGCGGACGTAGCGAAAAACTCGAAACTGACCGGCGCGGACGCAAAGAAATTTGTGGATGACGTGCTGAAAAGCGAGGACAAATGAGCGGACAAAATTCAACCAACTGGAAAAACCGGATAGTTCGCATAACGGCTTTGTTGCTGGTTATAACCATTTTGTTGACGTCGCCGAATTGGTCTGTTGCCGCGGACTGTCCCGACTTCGAGTCAACGCGCCTCGTATTAGGGCAAGCCGCCCCGTGCGACGGACTGCTATTGAGCGAGTCCGCAGCCGTGAAACTCGCGGCGAAGGCAAAGGGTTACAACGAGCTTTTGGATTCGTTCCAAAAGTTAAGTTACACGCAGCAGCTCACGGCGCAAGCTCTCGAAGAATGCAACGCTGCCAAAGTTGAGACTATCCCGTGGTATAAGTCAACGCCGGTTATTGTCATCGAAGTCATTCTCGGCTTTGTAGCGGGCGGCGCCGCGGGCTATGGCCTTTTTAAACTTATCGAAGGGAGGTGATTTACATGGCTTGCAAAGGAAAAGGCAAAGGAAAAGGTAAAGGCAAATAGTTGCCAAAGGCTCCGCTACGCGGGGCTTTTTTAATGGTTACAAAGACTTACAAAAACAAACAAAAAACGACAAAAAGAACTTGACAAACCGTTTAATCCGCATTATTCTTTAATCATTACGTTGTTTCAAAACTTAATAAAGAAAGAGAGGTGCGAAATGAAATAAAAGTCAACACCGGCGACGGCTATGGATTTAGGCTTCAGCAGAAAAAATGTTTTCAAAAAAGAAGAGCTGAAAGTATTAAGTCAATCGCTCTACATATAATAATAAACAACGTCGCCGGAGAAATTTAACGCAGTTAAATGCGAGGAAATAAATGAATTTTACAGACACTTTCGACGAAACCTTTGATGAGTTTAGAGACTGGTATATCCTTGGCCGAAAAACAAACAAGGAACTTTTGGAAAGACTTTCACAAGATTTTAAGCTCGATGATGAGCAAAAGGCCGATATTGGCCGCAATGGAATTGATTCAAATATGTTTTACGAGCTTATGATTGAATTATCCGAAAGAATAATTCAAAGCGCAAAAGACGACGCGATAAAGGAGAAAATGCATGAAGTTGATTGACCTAATGAAGAAGCACGGCCTAACTCCTAAAAGTATGGCAGATGCTACCGGCTTGGCCGAAACTCGTATTTACCGCATTTGCGTAACAAACCGAGCGGTTTACAGCAATCAAGCCAAAATCGAAAAGGCGTTGCGCGAAATCGGGATAACCGAAACTTTAGAGTGGACTCCGATAACGCATAGAAAGAGTAGCATTGATGGATAACATAATTATAATCGAAATAATCTTAGGCGCATTAACCGTTATGTGTTACATTGCGTTTTTTGATTTGATAATGATAACCATTTGGGAATGGTTCGTAGAAAGTCAAGTTAAGCGAATTATCTGTCATTTTAACAATGAAGCATGGCGCGCTCAAGAATTTACGGAACGCGACCTGTGGATACTCAATAGCGACTTCGATTGCGAAGGAGCGCAATGCGAAAGCGTATGTTTAGATTGCGCGTATGCGGAAACTAAATGGCAAGAACACCTGAATGAGAAAAATAAGGAGATTGCAAATGAGACCTAAAACAATCGGCGGTTCGGACGCGGCGGTGGTTCTCGGCTTGTCGAGCAAGAAAGACCGAGATATACTTTGGCTTGAAAAGAAGGGCTTAATTGACGAAGAGGACTTGAGCGACGTGGGAGACGTGCAGAGAGGGAAAGAACTTGAGGAGAAGGCATTCAGAAAATATTGCGCAAAAATGAACTATGAGGAAAAATACTTCATCGAGTTCAAACAAGACGACCCCTTGCTTGTCGAAGGTTATCCCTTCGCTCACGCCACACCTGATAGGCTTGGTTCTCGCACGGATTTGAACCACGTCGTTGAAATCAAATGTCCGCGCTCTTCAACTCTGCGCGAATGGCTGCGCAGCTCGCCGCCGGTCGAGTATTATATCCAGTGCCAGCATTACATGATGGTAACGAACGCTTCCTTTGCGCATTTGGTCGCGTTGGACTACGACAACTGGGACGTGCAGGTTTGGACATGGGAACGCGACGAGGAACTTATCGAAATCTTGAAGCGCGAAGAGAAGCGGTTTTTTGACAGTCTGGACGGCAGTTATTGTTGCTTGCTGGAAGACGTTGACGTTAAAATGCCCGCGCCGAAAGAAAGCGAAACGACGGTCAAAGTTGAGAATGAGAAACTTGCCCAAACCTTGATGCGCTACAACGAGTTCAGCAAGATTGAGAAAGAAGCGAAGGAAAGCAAAGAGGTCGCTAAAGCCGAAATCAAGCAAACCCTGCTAGAACTCAATGAAAGCAAAGTATCTTGCGGCGGCTACAAGGCGTCTTTTACGCAATATGAGAAGGAAGGGCTAGACATGGTAGCATTAGCGCGGTCAAGTCTGAATTTAGACCCGTTCCGCCGCAATTCGATAGTAACCAAAATAACCGTAAGCAAAGAGAAAGAAGGTAAATAATGAGCAAAAAAGGAAGCGATTTATTGGAGCAGCAAAATGCGCAAGCGTTAGAAGTTGAATATGAAGTTAAAAACGTAGAGGCTGCGCCCGAAGCCAAACCAGAGCCGGAAATTAAAGAACAATTGCCCGCTCCGATGAAAACGGCTGACTTGGCAACTAAAATCAATCTGCCCGGAACAAAGATAAATTCGTTGGAAGCGACTAAACTTCAATCGTTTTTTAAAATTTTTTGTCAAACCGAAGCCTGCCCTGTGGCATATCGCGGCAAGCCCGACTTAGCGTTCGCGGCGTCAATTTTCGGCGCGGCGTTAGGCATGAACGCAATTACATGCCTTGGCAGAATATACGTCGTCAATGGTTGCGCTCGGCTTTACGGCAACGCGCCTCTCGCTCTCGTTCAGCGAAGCGGGCATCTTGAGTATATCAAGGAATGGGTTGATAAGATTGGAACTGATGACGAGGTTTATTTCTGCGAAACAAAGCGCCGCAATCTTACAATGCCATTCGTAAGCAGTTTTAGCAAAGCGGAAGCAAAGCAGGCTGCGCTCATACCGCCCAAAAAGAAACAGATTAAAGATGTAGGCGGTAAAAGGATAGAGGAGCTTGTTGATAATCCTGATTCGCCGTGGGCTAAATATTATCCCGACATGATGCGATACAAAGCTCGCAAGCGCAACTTTGACGTAAACTTCCCCGATGTTATCGAAGGCATCGACCAAGGGGAATTTTATTTTGATGAGCAGATGCAAGAAAAAGTAACGGTAATACCATCCGAAGTGCAGGAGCTCAAGGACAAGATGAAGGAAATTGGAAATGAGTGAGCTTAAAAACGAAATAATGTTTATCATTTCTACTACCCCGCTTAGTTGCGAGGCGTTAAATTATCAAAACGAAAAGCTGCTGGAAATAGCTGACCGGTATCAAGCCAAACTTGACGCGGCGAAGGCGGAACTGAAAAACCAAACGAAACTAATTGAATATCTTAAAGAACTTTTAAGAATGTTCACGACATAACTTTTACCGCCTTCCCCGAGGAGGCAGCAACGCCGTGAGGCGTCGTAGTGTTCTTTCCACTTTTACGGGCGGCATGTAATTTTTTGGTTTGCGTGAGAATATGTTAATAACTTTTTAGGGCGCGCCGCCCCGCCCGATTTTGGAGACAAATGAGACATTTAGATTTATTCAGCGGTATCGGAGGGTTTGCGCTTGCGGCAACGTGGGCGTTCCCCGAATTCGCAAAGAAAAGAGTTTGAAGATGATTAAACTTTTGTGGTCTCTCCTTTGGGACGGCTTTCAATTGTTCTTAATTGGTTGGCTGGCGGCGTTAATGGTAATGGGAACGCTGGCGGCCATAGGAGTTGTAATCAAAATAGCTAAACAGGAGTGGAATAAATGAAAAAATCTGAAATCGAAGTTGGAAAGAGCTACGCGGATGGCAAGGGTTGCATTCGTAAAGTTATTGCAGAAGGCGAGGCCAAATGAGCAACTACCTAATCATCGGCGTTGACCCCGCGACTTTAACCGGCCTAGCGGCGCAACTCTTCGACGAGAAGGGGAATGCGTTGCGCCCGATGGTAACGCGAACGCTCTCAATGGCTGTTATTGGCGGTGATAATTTTATGATGGAATTTACCGAATTTATTTGGCATAAAAATTTACATTCAACTATCGATGAATTTAAAACCGTCTTCGGTATAGAATCTTACGGCTCATGGACGCGGGCGCGGGCTTGTCAATCGAAATCAAGCGCGATTTACAAACTACTCTGCGCTCACCTCGGCAAACAAATAGGGCGCGGCAAGACGAAGGTCATAACGGCCTATCGCCCAAAACCGCAAGAATGGCAACACGCGCTCGGTTGCAAGCGCGGCAAAGACACGAAGGCGTTCGCGGCGGCATATTGTAAGAATGTCTTACAAGTTGACCTGACCGGCGACGAGGCCGATGCAGCATGCATAATGGCGTGGACAAAGACAGAATTTTTTAATAATCTAAAAATGAGAGGAATAAAATGAAACTTGAAACTAAAATAAAAATATTACTTTATATTTAGCCTTCCATGATATTTGTAGCAAGGCTTTAGAGTATCAAGAAAAGCAAATGAGAAAACTTGCGAGGCCGGAATGACTGACAACAACGATTACATAGCGATTTTGCCGCGCGCCGTCAAAGATTTACCGCCGAAACTGTATGAGGCGTTTCTCGATGAATACATCGAACGCTCTTGTATTGTTTGGGAAGGCTGTAAATTTGGAGCCGAAAAAGCGATGGAAGTCGGCTTGTCTCACACGATTAAAAAATGGAAGCGCGAGGGCTTGCTCAAATGAGCCGTAAACGTGTTTATTTAGGCAAATTAACGGCGCCGGAGTTTAACGCTAAAATCTCGGTAGGTTCGCGGCTCTGGATGAAGTCTTGGCCTAAAAGCGAGCAAATTATCACGACTTCGGAGGCCATGACCGACGGCGACTTCGGGAATATCCCATACGTTTACGTGCAAAATCGGAAGACAAGAGTATGGACAACTCATCTCTATATGTTAGAATAGACGCGAGCGAATGCCCGCTGGTGGAGATATTGGCTTATTTGTTTGACAACGGAATAACTGACAGCAAGCAACACGAAATTATCAAGGTGTTGCAAGAAAGGAAAGAACATGGGAGAGGTATTACGAGCGGTAAGGGTAACGGAAGTTAAGGGCGAGCGCGAAATAAAGCTCAAAAGCGGAGATGCTAAAACCGTCTTCAAGTTCAAAGCGTTTACTCTAGACAAAGGCTCTGCGCTGGACTGCACAATCTGGCGCAACTCCGCGAAGGGTATTAACAACGAGGTCTTTGACGTGGCGATGAGCCTAATTCGCAATGAGGGGCGCTATCTTCTTGCGGGTCGCGTAACGAAGGAAGGCGGCTACACGAACTCCAAGGGCGAGCATGTTGCGACGCAGGACTTTGACGTAACAGGAATTATTCCGTTTGCGACGTTGGCGGACGTGAAGAAGCCGCACAGTTACGCCGATAATGAAACCAGTTACACCGACGGCGTTCCGGCGCCCGACGATGATTTACCGTTTTAGAAAGGATGTGAAAAATGAGGAATGATTGCGAATTTTGTATATTCAAAGATTTGTGCGAAAAGAAAGAACGCATAGAGCAAGGAACGTGCGAAGAGTATAGAGACAATGCCATCGAATGAAGTACCAACCGAGGACAAGATAACCATAGTTTTAATTTTGGCTCTTTTTGTCTAATTCTATGGTTAATAAAATTCATAAGGAGAAGAAAAATATGAAACACTTAACAATGTCGCCCCGCGAGACAAGTAATACAGCGCCTTCCGCTCGCGTTTGCGCCATTCCCGAAAACGAACGTCCATTTTTTTCCGTGCACATGCCGTCGCACAATCGCAGGGAATATTTGTCTCTCGCAATTGAGGGCATACTCGCACAAACATTTCAAGATTTTGAACTTTTGATAATCGACGATTCGGACGACCCGGAAACGATTGCTCTCGTTAAGAAGTATGCCGAGCACCCGAAAATTCATGTTTTCTGGTCTGCGCCTACCACGGAAATAACGCTGCTGCGAAATGGACTGATTAGAGAATCCGCGGGTAAATGGATGGTTATAGCCGACGACGACGACATTAGCGACCCGCGCAGATTGGAAATCGTTAAGGCGGCCATTGAGCGCGCGGATGCTGAAGGCGAGCCATTCGACATGTTCCAAGCGAAGGCCGATTTCATGGACGCCGAAGGTCGTCCGGTCGCGCACTCCTACAATTGGACGGTTTCTTACACCGACCCGAAAACTAAAAAGAGAATTTCCGTACCGTCGCATACCGGCACGGTAGCCATTCGCATGGCAGCTTTACGCGACCCGCGAATTGACGGCTACATCGAGAACTGGAACGAGGTCGGCAACGGCTTCGGCAATGACTTAATGACCATCAAGGGCTTCCGCCTTGGAGAGGACAACGACCTTTACGTGCGGATATTAGAGGCGGGCTTTGCCTATCATTATGAGCCGGTCGTGGTTACTTGCTATCGCCTGCATGGCGGTCAGACCGTTTCCACGCCGCGCGCCACAGCCAAGAACAAAAGCATTTCCGCCTCCCCTTCTACTCAGACCCATACGCGGGTCTTGTGGTTCGTCCCTCGTTACCCGCCGAAAACGGGCGGAGCTGAATTTTATACGCATACCGTGGCTCGTGAGCTTGCAGAACGCGGATTTGTCGTCTCGGTAGTTACGGACGAGAGCATTCCGGATAACGAAGGCAGGGAAATTGACGGAGTTACGGCTTATCACGCGAGCAAGCGCGAGGCCGCTTCGTGGGTTGACCGTCTTGCCCCGCACATCATCATTGCACAATTCGGTTGGACAAATACAGCCTACGACGCCGGACGCTCGAAAAACATACCCGTGATGAGCGTCTGTCACAACGATACGGCCTTTTGGAAGGAGACCGTTCGCAAAGACGTGCTGACCGGCCTGCACGGCTGGATTGCCGTTTCGACAACTGCGGCTGCGGCCATTCGCACGGAAGTGGAGCGAGCGAATATAAGCCTGCTGTGCCCGACGATTGACATGGCTCGCGTGCTGATTACGCCTGAAATTCAAGGGGCTCATAAAAGAGAGAAAATTACCCTTATAAATTGTACGCCTTATAAGGGTATTCACACGTTAGTTGAAGTGGCTAAAGCCATGCCTGGGCGTTCTTTCCTTGGGCGCTCGTGCGGCGATTGCAAACAAATCATTCCCACCCTTCCGAATTTCACGCACGAACCGACTGGCGATATTCGCACGGCTCTCGCACAGACTCGCATTCTGTTCGTCGGCTCGCACATTGAGAGTTGGGGTTTGGCGGGTTTGGAGGCGCAAGCCAATGGTATTCCGGTCGTCGCGTCGACCACCGAAGGATTACGCGAAGCCTTGCAAAACAGCGCGCTTTTCGCCGACCCGAACGACCCTCAAGAATTTATCAAGCGCATCGGCGCGCTGGACAATCCGGCGACTTACGAAAAATATGTTGCGGCTGGCAAGGCGAACGTCGAACGCGTTCAATCCCTGCACGTCGAGCAACTCGCGGGCGTAGTAGCGCAGATAAAAAACATCATCGCTATTAACTCGCGCGGCGCGGGCCTGCAGCCGTGGGAAATTAAAGATTTAGCTAAGGTGAACAAGTCAGATAATTTAGCAAAGCCAAATCTTATAGCAAAAAAACATGCCAATTATGAAGTTCAATTTAGTTTCAACGTCCTCTCCCACAACCGCGGGCAGTTGCTCAAGCAAGCCGTCGATTCGATGCTGGCGCAAACTTTGCCGTTGTTTGAAATTGTGATTGCGGACGACTCGACGGACGCGGAAACGAGACTTATTTTAGACGCTTACCGCGACAATCCGAAAATACGCATACTGGACTTTGCGCCGACTAAAGAAATGACGTGGCTGCGGAACGCCATGCTTTTGATGAGCCGTGGCAAATACATCGTCTATAACGACGACGACGACCTAAGCGAGCCGACGCGCTTAATGATGACGCGGAATGTGCTGGAAGCGTATAAGGCAGATTTGGTGTGCCTCGGCGTGGACGTGATTAATGCGAACGGCAAACGCATAAAACAAAGCGCATTGCGCCCAATGGATTTTTACGACACCAAGGGCGCCAAGCAACGGATAATGATTCATACCGCCGGAGCCGCGTTCAACCGCGAAAAGGCTATTTGCGCCGGTGGATACGACTTAAATTGGAACCGCAAGGACAATCCGCACTATCCTCTAATTGACGGCCGACGCATCGGCGACGACTTCGACTTCTTTAAGCGCTTTTTGCAGGCGGGAAATAAGTATTATCAAAAGAATTTTCTCGGAGCGCACCTGCGCCGGCACGAAGGAAATATAACAAAGTCCGTGAAATGGTTCGACATTCCCGACAGGGACAAAAGATGACGGAAGCGAATTACCGCTATATTCATATTTTCAAATGATGGTTAAAAAAGACGAGCCATTGTTGAGATAAAAATGCCTGAAGGTTATATTTCACTTTATCGTAGGCTGGAGGAGCATTGGATTTTTAAAAATCCAACTTACTTAAAAATATGGATTCATTTTTTATTTTCGGCTTCCTATAGAGAGCATACGCAACTTGTCGGTTCGCAGTTGGTCAACCTAGAGCGCGGTCAATTCGTTTTCGGTCGTATATCCTGCGCTAATAATTTAGGTGTTTCCGAGCAAGTCCTAAGAACCTTCATTCAACTTTTAATAAAAGACAAAATTATAACCATCAAACCAACCAACAAATTTAGCGTAATAACTATAATAAATTACGATACTTACCAAATGTGCCTTGATGAGAACAACCAACAAATTAACCAACAAGCAACCAGCAGTCAACCAGCAGTCAACCAACAAGCAACCACAAACAATAAAGATAATAATGAGAATAAGGGAAATAATAAAGATATCCTAAATGATAACTTACCGCAAAACAACGGCTCAACGGCTAACGCTGTTTCGCCTATTTCATGGAGCGAAGAGAAGGGTTTTATAAATTTAACCGAAACTCGGATAAACGCCTACATTGACAGTTTCCAGCTTATAAACGTGCGTGCTGAACTTAAGCAAATACATTCTTGGCTGGTGAGCAATCCTAAGAGCAGACCTAAAAGCGATTACGGAAGATTTATCCACGCATGGCTTAAAAAGAACAACAACGCCGAGGCTATTAGGAAAATACCGCCACGTAACTCAGAAGGACTTCCTCGATGAATCATAATTTGAAACAACCTCCATATAGCGAAGTAGCCGAGAGCTCTGTTCTTGGCAGCATTTTAATGCTTAAATCGAACTACGACTTGGTTAAAGATATTATTTCCGCTGATGATTTTTACGAATTGAAAAACCAAAAGATATTTTTGGCCATTGTCGAAACGGTTGAACGCGACCACAATACTCCTAACGAAATCAATATAGCTGAAAAACTAGCCGCGTGTAATTCCGAAGCATTGATTTCTTGGTCTGTATATTTAAGCAATATCGAACAATACTATACGTCAAGTAAAGAAGTATTGGAATTTGCTAAGATAATAAAAGAAAATTCAGCTCGTCGCAAAGCTATTAACGAATGCTTGGATTTTTTAAATCTGGCGTATAACCCGAATTATCCTATCGAAAATCTACGCGATAATATTTCACGCATGGATTCCGTAATTGCTCCGCAAGCAAAAGAACTTAAAGAGTTTGCGCGCTTAAGTAGCGAGATGATGGATTTTTACCAGCGCAAAGAGAACAATAAAGACTTTGTTTCTACCGGATACCGCGAATTAAACCGTATGAGGTTCTATTTTAGCAAAGGACATTTGACAATCGTAGCCGCTCGTCCCCGCATGGGGAAATCCGCTTTTGCCGTCAATTGCATAGTGAATTACTTTACTCAAGAAGTTAATCCGTTGCCTGTGTTATTTTTCAGCCTCGAAATGTCCGAAACGGAGAACGCCTCTCGCATTCATAGCATAATGAGTTCTGTAAGCGGCGATAAACTTTCGTATAATCACGACGGTATTACAAGAGAAGAATGGGGATATTTGCTAGCGGCAAACAATAGAGCCGCCAATTTTAAACTAAACATCATTGACGACGTCTATTCTATCAATGAAATCACTAGCATAATCAGAGCGACTAAACGCGACCGTGGACTTGCCGCCGTCTTTGTCGATTATCTTCAGCTTGTCAATCCAACGGTTGCCGATAAAAAGTTGCCCCGTGAGCAACAAATATCCAGCATGACGCGCACATTTAAATTGTTGGCTAAGTCTTTAAAAATTCCAATAATTCTCTTGTCTCAACTCAACCGCAACGTAGATTATCAGGGCAAGATAAGAATGCCGCAGCTCGCCGACTTGCGCGAGTCGGGAGCCATCGAGCAGGACGCGGACAAAATTTTGTTTATTCATAGACATATAGAGTATTCTTCCAACAAGGAGAATCCTATAGACGACTTAAATACATGGAAGCGCGAAAATAAGTGTGAACAAAACGCTACGCTAGAATGGTTTAAAAGCCTAGCAACATTTATCATTGCCAAAAATCGTCAAGGTTCATCAGGGAAAGTTGATTTACTTTGGCACGGCGATACCCTAACCTTTACCGATGAGGATAATTACAATGCCTGAATTTCCAACAAAAAACCCCCTAGAAGCGACGCAAAACGATAAACCTATATCAACACCTAGGCGCAAGGTTAAAGTCGCTCCTAGGGCGATTACCGGCCTAAAAATCCAATTTTTCGAGCCTGCTAACGGAAATGTATTCTCGTATGGCACGTTGCGTTTCCGCCGAAGCGACGGCGGAGCGATCGAAATTGCCAACCTAACCAAGACGGTAGCCGACTTTTTGCGTCCATTTTTTAAACAAGAAAAGGAGATTGAACTATGACCAAACCTATAACCGCTGTTCTCAACTGCGAATGCTGCGCCGGTAAATACCCGCGCGCCGTCAAGCGCATGGGCTCGTTGCCGCGAACGCACGTTAGAATCAAAGACTCTAATTATATGTGCATTTATTGCAAAACCCACCGCTTATTTGGCGGCGATTTTAAAAATTCGCAGAAGGAAGAAGAGGCCAAAGAGTGTTGAAAATGGTCGTAGTTTATTACGTTTGCGAAGTCTGCGGGCGCGAGTTTGACGACTCGAACAAATGCCGCAAGTGCGAGGAAGGCCACGCCGCCGGAGCGTCCGCTTCAAACTTGCAAATACCGCCAGATGTATTCAGAAATACTCTAATGAGACAAATAGAGAAGATAGAGAAGGAGAGTAAAAAATGATTATCGAAATTATCTATAGGTGCGAACATTGTAACCAAGGATTCAGTAACGCTAGGGAGTGCGTTCAACACGAAGATAAATACCATAGAAACCCAGCAGTCAAACCGTGCGTAACGTGTAAAAAATGCGAATACGATGTAAACGAACGCTGGTTCGTGTGTAGAAGACGCCATAATAAAATAATAACTGAGAGCATGTTGAACACACCCGGCAAGAAATGCTGGACGCCGAAAGGAGAATGACATGATTTGCCAACGCTGCCGAAAGAATAGCCTTACCCGTCTCTGCGCGCCATGTCGAGAGGCGCTCAAACTGGAAATTGGGCTCGCCGACGACGCGCCGGAAATCAAACCCGCTCCGCATCCCCGCCGACCGCTGCGCGTGGACAAGGCTAAAGGAAGACAAATGTGCGAAACTTTACTTAAATTTCCGAAAGGAGACCATAAATGAGCAGATTTATCGAACTAACCCAGCATGACGGAGACAAAATACTGCTGAACCCTGAGCGAATATCCTTCGTTTTACTCTATAAAGGCGATAAAGGTTGCGGAGTTGGCTCCGACGGACAGCGTTTAGCCGTCCGCGAGTCCTACGCCGAAATCAAAGCACTCCTCATGCCGCCCCCCGTCGTAAGCCCCGAAGCAAGGGAATACATCGAAGCGCGCAAACCGAAGGAGGGCAAATGAGTTTAAATTATTACAATGGGTCGAAATGCAAATAAAGAAGCCGCCAACGACTTTGAAGTCTTGGCAAGAAAGGCATAACATGACCAACTCCCTTAAACAACTCCACGCCCAAATATCCCAAACCCCTACCGACGCCGGTTGTCTCGAATGGCTCGGCCGCAAAAATCCCGACGGTTACGGCCTCTTCTGGTTCAACGGACACCACCAAAAGACCCACCGGATAATTTACACCCTTACCCACGGAGCCATTCCACCCGGAATGTTCGTCTGCCACCACTGCGATAACCCCGCCTGCTGTAACCCCGAACACCTCTTCCTCGGCACCGCAGCAGACAACAACCTCGATATGATTAAAAAAGGTCGCTATCGCGCGCCCGACCCTCAAGCCATGCCTCAAGCTAAACTATCTTGGGAAACCGCCCGCGAAATCCGACGCCTCTATTTCCACGGACACAATGTCCAATACCTCTCTTCCCTATTCAAAATTTCCGATAAACAAATCTATCTCCTCCTCCAAAACAAAGCGTGGAAAGACCCCGATTATCACAAGCCTTCCCAAAAACTCCTTAAAGCCCTCAACTTCTATTACCTCGACGTCAAATTCCACGCCCAAACCCACGACCTCGCTATCGACTTCCTCGAAATACTTAGAAACTTATGAAATTTCCCCCACTTTCCCCCAAATCACCCCGCTCAAAGCCCATTCCCAACTCACCCCTTACTAAACCCTTATCCGGAACCTAACACGCTCCGAGTAGGAGTTTCTAAAATTTTTTGGAAAATTTTTGGAAAAGGGGGACGTCAAATAAAACTTTTTGAACCCATAGGGGGGAGGGTGGGATACCCCCGTCTCGCGCGCCCGCGCAACACGCGCGCATATTCTTGTCTGTTTTCTTATATCTACTAATACTTATACTTCTCCATAGAATACTCATAAAAACAAACGTAAGGGCAAGCCAGCATTACCTAAACGTAAGTTTTGTTAGGGGAATTACACTTATAAGAAAGTCCCGAAATTTACATTATGTCAAATAGATTTTTTAAGCCTTGTTTTTCGGCGAGCGTATTACGAATTTCTAAAACGTAATACTCTAAACAATCTCAGCTAGCACGCGGCTGGTTCGCTCTTGCGTATTACGTATTACGAATTCGTAATATTTATTACGGGCACAAACTGTCCTCCGCCGGCGCTCTAAGGTAATCCTTGAGAAGTTCTAAACAAGAACAGTTCTAACGTATATCTCAAGATGTTCTAGATTAGCACAATCTAAGTAATATCTTAGAATGTTCTCACAAGCTACACCTTGAGGAGTACTTTAAGTTAGTACTAAGCGCGTGCGCGCGCGCGTCCTTATTATAGTCGCGTTCTTGCGTGAGTGGCACGGGAATTGCTTTTAGCTTAGTCTTTCCGCGCCAATAACTTTACGTTATGCTTGCCGGACGGCGCGCAAACGCTTGATTTTGCTAGCGTTTTACTTTTTTGCATAGCGTTGACTTTTTTGCATAGCGAAAAAAGCTAATGATTTCAACACTTTCAATTTCTTTGTGTATTTTTTGCACGCTTGCATTAATTATTACGTTTTTCGTTAGTGTAATACGACGCGGAAAAAACATAGCAATCACGCCGCATTAATCGCTTTTATCGGTTTTGGCACACGGCTTGCTTTGCTCGATAGCGACGTGCGAACACTAACTAGCCCGCAAGGGCGCTTGAATCCCTATGCAGGGAGAAAGACAGGATAACATGAGTAAGTATAGATTAGAAAACGGAACCATAGTAGATACTGACAGAGCAGAAAAAACATACGAAGAAGATACTATTTTCAACGGGAGGAATCGTATCTCTAAAAATACGGGCTCCCAGTGGGTACATGAACAGCTCTATAAGAGCCGTAAGGGTTACTACTATTTGGAGTCCTGGAGCCAATGGCAAGGCAGTATCCCATCAGCTCGTAAGATATCAGATGTTGATGCGGCAAGGTGGCTCCTGCTTAATAATTATAGTCTACCAGAAGAATTGGCCGAGTATGACGCGGACTAGGACTAGTTTTTAGCATTCTTGCCTTGTCTGTATTGGATATACAGGCAAGTAAAGAGTTCTAAACCTAACCTATTGACGAAAGTGAGTAAGACAATGAACATTGATTTAAACGGATTAGTGATAACCGCAAGAGGATTGACATACAAAGGACTTGACGACGGTAAAAAATATAAACTGCGCTTGTCGTCAAACGACCATTGGGGTAATAAAACTTATAGCTTTTATACTCCGAGAAACAAGTTTAAATGCAGACTTAAAGAAAGCGATATACTTTCAAGTATTGAATGCGTATCACGGGGAGACAATAACGGTTTTGAGATTATGAACGAACCGACACCGTTTTAACAAGAGGTGAAAGAGGTGAACCATGAATAACGAAGAACGTCTCCCTGTAGCAAAAGACAAGTACGCAACCACTCCAACTGGCTCTATTATTGAATTCTGGTGGACTACCGCCGATGAATACGCGGAATTTTACGGGCTTGATAGCCAGATAAAGCGAGTAGGAATCTATGTCGGCAAACTTAAATTTCAAATCGGCCATTACGCGCTAATTAAAGCGGGCAAAAACAGTAAACTCGTTGTAATCGAAGATAACGAACAAATGATTATCCTGAAAAAAGCCAATAAAACAACCATTGCTAAGGCTCAATACTGTATAGACAAATTTAACGAGGTTAAACATGTTACACTGTAAACAGATGAAACATCCTACGGAATCAGCACGTATCTATGCGATAATGAACATAAAATTATTGTTATTGACGTCGAAAATCAGCGTTGCGGATACGCGAAGGAGCCAACCGATGACAAACAGCCCATGCCACAGGAATGGTACACCTTCGACAAGTTTATGGAAATGAGCGACGACGAACGCGACGAGGCGTTTAATCGTTAATTTCGCCCTACCCTCGGCTCTGTACGCAGAGCCGCGATGTGGTGCGAATTAACCCTTGA